ATACGAACTCCAGAATTCACACTTGCGGTAAATGTCTGTGTTGTTGTTCCTTTGTCTGTGTAGACATAGTATTCTGCGATTGATTTGATAACCATCGCACCCGTCTTTGGGTCGCGGTCTTTCTGAATCTCTCGAACCTTACGAATTTTTCTTGGGTCTATATAACGAAGTTCTTGAATACCTTCTTTAGGATTGCTTTCGTCTACGACCACATGATAGAAAATACGACCGTCGATGTACCATCTCTTGAAAAGGTCATCGGCAAGATTGTCGAAGTTTAACAGTCTTTTGACATTATCAAACTCTTCAATGATTTTCTTCTTAATCGAGTCTGGCTGTTTGAGTCTGTCTAGATTGATATCCAGAATCTTACCAAATTCATCGCGAGTAATTGCTTCGTTTACGATATCATCAATTGCTTGGTCCAACTCTGGGTGGTTGGACATTTCACGATATCTTGTGATAAGTTCCAGTTCATTGCGAACTGAACCTTCTAAATCGACATAAGTTCCATAATAAGCATTGGAACTGATTGTTACGGCGCCATCATCAAGTGCCTCGGTTGGAAGCGCGAAAGAAGGTTGTTCAGGTCTTGAAACCTGAACAACGTCTTTTTTGCCTATAGTGAAACCAAATAGTTTAACGGCCATTCGTTATCTCATCCTATAAAAATATGTAAAAGAAAGGACTTCGGTCCTTTCTTACTACACAACACCGTCAGCGATTGATTCCCACCATTGATAAGACATAGTGATTGAAAATTCTTCAATCGTATCGTTTGAACCCCAATCAACATCGATTGGAGTAATATCTGTTGGAAACAAACCAATGAACTTATATCTTTTCAATGTGTTGCCGTTTTTGCCAAATTGCGTCACTTCACCGTCAACACTATATGAAGATGGAGTTAAAGCCGCAGGATTTCGAACATTCAAATTGTGACTGTTAATTGCATTCATCCATCTTTCGAATGCGTTACGAATAACAAAATCTTCGTCATTAATAACTGTAATAGTCCAATCTGCAAAAGTTCTGTTTCCTACAAACTTCAATTCGCGACCAAAGTATTGAACGGGCACAACTCCCACGGTAGAACCTGGAAGTTGTGCGGTCTTGCACATAAATGTAAGTTTTGTTTGTGCGTTTTCTGGCGAAGAGAACGCAGGAAAAGGCATCGTTACTTCAAATAGATTGGGACGGGCTCCGTCTCCAACCATTTGTGAACGAAATTCGTTTACGCTAAAAGCCATTTTTAGTTATCTCCCTGTTTCTCTATTTATTAGAATCTTCCAACGATTTCATCAAATGCAACACCAGTTCTGACAGCAACAAAGTTAAGTTGAATGTAATTGATAGAACGTGCTGGTTTGATGTAAATGTCACCGACAAATTCATTACGGTCGATAACTTCAGGAGTATTGTTTGTTTCGTCACAAACTACTCTGAAGTCAGTAATACCACGGCGACCTTGAACATCGCGCAAATAAGGTTCTACGAGTGAAACAAACTGAGCTCTAGTGAATTGGTCGTTAAATTCAAACAGAGTGGATCTTGCTGCTCTAGAGATTGTCTTTTCAAGAACTATGAACAATCTACGAACATTGATTCTATCGAAAGCAGACGGACGCGAAAGTAGTGTTTTGTCTCCAAACAGAACAGTACCTTCACCTTGGAAAGTTACTACAGGATTAATACCTTTGACGTAAAGGTTGTCTCTATTAGTTTTTGTTGGATTCCAAGCGAGTTTTACAACATTTTTGATTATGCCTCGATTGAGTCCACCAGGAGAGAACCAGGGGTCTCGTTCAATATCGGTTCTGGCGCAAGTTCCGGCAATATCGGCATTGAGAGGTACCCAACGATAAACATCATTGTACTTATCGTACTGATATTTCCAACCTGAATCCATGACGGCATATGAAGAAGATGTGAGTGCAGTTCTGTGTGCAAGAACTGCGGACTCTTCGCTATTGTAGTTGTCAACAACGTCTGCTTTTTCGGGCGAAACGAAAACTAAACAGTCTTTGCGAACTTCTGCAATATTACTAATAATATGGTTTGCGATAGTGGAGTCTGCTGGACCAGAAACTATCAATGAAATATCGACAGAATCGGGATTTGAAACCCTATCATAAGCAGAAATTAAATTTGCCGAAGAAACTGTTCCATCAGAACCATTGGAAAGCGTATTTACAACTCCAGAAACTAAACTTCCAAAAGTAACCGAAGAATTTGTGGAGCCCCAATTTGTGTTCGAGTTTGCGGGGTGATTCAGCCAATATATGTATTTTGAACGACTATTCAGTACGTTTTTGTAGTAGTTGGACGAACCATCAAAAGTCTTTGCATCTGCACCTTTCGAAACAAATGCAAATGTTTCAAGAACCGTGTTTGATACACCACTAAACTTTCCTAGAGCATCTACCACGACAATGTGTAATTCGTCATTAGCACCACCAAAAGAAGAAACGTATGTTGATGTTGAAGGACTATCTGTAAAGTTGTTGGCGAAAGCCCAACCTGTATAAGTGTTTACATCAACCATTTCTACACGAAGAGAATTGCCCAAGTCGCCAGCATACTTCGCGGCAAATGAACCGTAAGTCCCAGCTCCGGTAGAGTAGTTGTCGAGATAAACATCCTCATTTTCAATCAAAACACCACTACCAGCTGCGGTAGCGTTTTTTTGTCCGCTGCCTGTAGCTCGAACAACTTTAAGATTATTTGAATATGCTAAAAAGTTTGCAGCTGAAAACCAGTATTCGAAATTATCATTATTAGGTTTGCCAAAAACCTCGGCGAGACGAAGTTCGTCAGAAATGGTCACTACTTCATTTACTGGACCCCAAGCAAATTTTCCAGCAAAAGCGCCAATCGAAGTGGCGACTGATGGAATAACTGTAGTCAGGTCAATTTCTGATACATTTACTCCAGGTGAGAGCTGAAATGCCATTGGATTTCTCCTTATGTTATCGGGTCAAATTAATTCTTTGATGTACTATTTAGTTTTTTAAAAACTTGATGAAAATTCGCTTCGAGTCGACCAAATGTCTTTTCCATCATCGAAAATTTCTTCTTGTTGGCCATCATCAATAAATCCGACTGGTGTTATCGCTTCGTCATCTATTAGAGTCTTATTTTCTAAAAGTACCTTACGAATGTCGATATTCGTAGAATCTTTGAAGTATGACTGTGCGGTAAGCCACGCAAATAACACTAAACCCATCACCAAGTCATCATTGTTACCTTCTTCTGCTGCATATGAATCTCGTACACGAACAAATGTGTTGAGTTCTGCAATCGTGTCAAAATCTCGGATGATTAACTTGTCATTCTCGATTAGAGTCTTCAAGTTTGCACAACCGATTTTCTTTACAGATTTTGTTGTCTTAATGCCAAAACTTGTTGAACGTTTGAAACCGGAAGAAATTGCCTGACCTTTTATGTGATGATGTTCTAATTTGTAGATGTATTCATATTCAAGGTCGTAATGCAAAATGTCCACAACTTGTTGACCAACATTGTTAGTTTCAATCAATGCATAGGCTTCATTATATTTCATACCAATAGAGTAAATGATTGTTGGAAAAAACAATAAAGGTATTTTGTTACTGCGGTACTTTGCGACTTGACGATATGGCGTCTCTGTAACATCAATCACATTGATTGCGGAATAATCTTGTTCAACGCCTTCCGCACAATCTACACACATAATGTACATGCGACCGGCTTGAGGTTGTTCGTAAACATCCAAACCATCAATCGAAGAAATTGGATTGTTGAACGCAAGTGACCGAAGTTTTGAACCCGAGACAAGTGTTGCAGAAGAACCGATGAACTCTGTTTCAAACTCTTGTCGAAACTGTTCTTCAGAGGTGTTACGAATCGTTTCATCTTTCCACTTCTCATCTCTTCCTGGAACTTGTGACCAATGAACTTCGATTGGTTTGTAAGTGGATCTTTTTTCGATTGCATCCGTCCACATCTTGTAGAACATGTTCAAACCGTTAGGTGTTGAAACGATGATAACTTTAGATGTAGAACCGGATGAGATAACTGGGTAAGTCGATGTGAAAAATTCTTGTGCCATGTTATGTGGCACGAATGCAAATTCGTCCAAAAAAATCAGATTGTATGTGCCGCCTCGAACACCTGATGCAGAAGTTGCGTATGCGTAAATCTTTGAACCATTTTCGAGTTCAATGTTGCCTTTGTTCCAGACAAGAATGCCTTGTTGCAACCAGATAGGAAGATATTCGTAAGCCTTTTGTATTCTGCCTAGAATTTCTCTTGCAAGTTGTCCTTTGTTTGCAAGAATACCAATTGTGTAGTCTTGCTGGAAAAGAACACACCACAACATATAACCAACTGTTGTGGTTGTCTTACCAACTTGTCGAGGCATTTTGCAGATAGAAAAACGGTTTTCGTGGAAGTCACGAACCATTTGTTCTTGAAACGGCCACATGTCGAATGGGACAAGACCTCTGTCCACATTGACGATTTGAACATATGACTTAATGAAGTATACCGGGTCTTCAGTACACTTCAGTATTTCTTGAACTTGTTCTTCTGTATAGGATAATTCAACACCGACCTTTTTGAGCCGCGAATTTCCAAGGTATCCTACATCATCCATTATTTTGTGATACTACGCAACATCCATCCGTGTTTGTTGTGAACGTCGATACGACCAGCCAAGAAATCTGCAAGACCTTGTTTGTCGAATTCAGTTGCAAGTTTGAATGCCATGTTTAAGGTGTTCAATACAACTTGATTGTCTAACATCAAACGATGTGCCATTTCAACACCGATGGGAACATTTGTCTCATCTTCAATATCGGTCAGTTCTTGAAATCTTGTCATTGAACCTGGAGCATAAGCACCAAGAGAACGAATCTCTTCTGCAATTGGGTCTACTGCATCATGGAGTTCTTCATAAAGATTTCCGAAGAATTCGTGATACTGTGGGAAATTAATTCCTTCTACGTTCCAATGATAGTTGTGTGCCTTCAGATACATCGCAAAAGTATCTGCGAGGACTTTTTTCATCATCTCTACTAATGTTTCCATTTTAAGATTCCTGTTTGTTATTCTTTAAAAATTTTACGAGTTCTGTAGTTGAACCAACAAAGACCGCCTTATCAATATTCATATTCTTCGCAGACTTCTTTTCTGGGTCCAAATCAGTTCGTCTCTTCTGTATTTCGAGTAAGTCTTTATTTAGGTCAGACAAATTCTTGAAGAAACCTGCCGCAACTTCATATGCTCTCGGATGTTCCGATTCTTTTGCAACATGAAGAAGATTGTCGAATGCAACTGTACCTTTTTCGATTAACTCACGGATGTTTTGACGAGCGAAATCTGCATCATCATCAACTTCAGATTTTACGACAGGAAGTTGTAGTTCAATTTCAATCGGTTCAATGTCAAGTAACTCTGAAAGTTTTTCGTTAGTCTTTTTCATAATGTATCTGGCCACTCAGTAATTGTATCTGTAAACCCATAATCATCTTCTGGATTCGCACCCAAAGGATCCGATTGAATTATCACGGTAGCAATTTTTTGCGGTGTTTTGTCGGTCGAGGTTACAGTATACTTTGCTTTGGAATATGAACCAACTATAACGTCATTAGCTTGCAATAAACTTGTAATGTTGCTCACAAGAAGTATGCCGGAACTAGTGTTACTAAAATAAGAAATTTGTCCGGTTACATCATCTCTATTTTGTACGGTAAACAATTCTGTGTCTAGAAAATAATTTACTCCGTTTGCATAATCCACATAAACTTTTTGAGCATCTCTTCTATCTGATATTTGATAAAAATTTGTTATTACTTTTCCGTAAGCAGTATTACCATTTGAGTCTGTATATTCCGCACCAATGAGGCCAGAATTTGAATCTGACTTAACTATAGGCCAAATGAATCCTTTGACTGTAAAATTTAAATCCCAAATAATCAGTCTGGTTGTTGACATGTCACCTTCATACTCGACCGATGATGTGACAGAGTTGAGTATAATTGGTAAGTCATACTTTTGGTTCATTGTAGATATAAAATCTACCGTGACCGTAAAATCAGGAGTAAAGAACGGTAAAATTTGTTCTAATATTTGAGTTCCGTCTTCGGTATTTCTTGTGTATATTGAAAGAGAAAATTCAAAGTTGTACGGTATTGGAACATATTGCCTACTCATTTTTCCACTTGTATCTACGGAAAAATTCTGTAAGGTCGAAACTTGTTTTCTACCTGAATCGTATTCAAGTCCTTCAAGATTGAATGAGATTCTGGGAACAACTGTAGCAATTGATTTGAAAAGGGTTGGGTCAGAAGTTAAACGATAGATATATTTTTCTTTTGGGCCATAAGAAAGAGGAACTTTAAATCTTTCTTTCTTCAAGCCATCACCATTCAATTGTCGAACAACGACAATATCATTAAATATCGTACCGAAGGCAACAACGATTTTTCGTATTGTGCGATTATAGAATGGGTCGTTACCTAACATTATGCCTCACCAAAAGGATTAACTTCGGTCCAATCAAGAATACCATCGGCTTCAGTTTCGATTCGATTATTGTCGAAGATATCCTGAAAGGCATTGTCCATTGTCAACATATCGGATGAATTTGTAACCGTCGCAGTATTTGCGGATCCCTCAATCTTAACTGTACCGTTTGCGAAAACTCCTTGAACTCTGTAAATGTCCAGATATTTTGGATTTGCAGTAGAGTTGTATGAATGAACGATTGCTTGTGCGGTAGAAGTTCCGAGACTTGTTCCTTGATATACAACATCGTCTTCTTGAAAAAGGCCTGTTGGGTTTGAAACGAATATTCTAGTTTTTGCGTAATGGTCGCGAATCTGAGAATCGATTTCAGTAACTCCTGTTTCAATAATTTCATTTGAGAAAACGTATTGTTTCAGTTTAAGTGCGTAGACATATACGTTACCGCCACGCCCACGACCTAAAGTGAAGAACATTGCTTGTTCGTCTTCGTGTTCTACGAATGTAATTTCGAAGAAATTTTGTACCATCGGTACATAAACCAAATCACCTTCTCTAGGTCTTAGTAGATTTGATGATGCAGTAGAGAATTTGAATCTTCTTCTCGATACAAGCAAAGTTATTTCATCACGAATCTCGAAACCGAACTTGGAAATAAAGTCGCCTTCACCGTCCATTCCCGTCACATTCTCAAGATACATTTCTATTGAATGTGCAGTTTTATATTCTTTAAGTGGATCCTCACCATATAGAAGGTCTACTGAATTGCCCGTTCTCGTAGTTCTTGGTAAGTAATAAACATCCATTCCATGAATCTGGAGAGCTTCAATAACCAAATCTTCAACTAGTAACTGTTCGTTAGTTACTTGATTGATTGGAAAATTATTGAAGTAGAAGTTTGTAGACACTTTTTATCCTAAGAAGAAATCGCTTGGCAGAACATTAAGTGAGAACATCTGTTCTTCTAAACTTTCGATTTCCGCTTTTGCTTCTTCCATGATTCTTGGCCCGTCTAGAGTCACACCACCCGGCAATTGAATGCCCGCAAACTTAGACAGGTTTGAACCCCATTGATATTTGATTTTCGCCGTTGCATATGCCTTGACAAATCTATCGTTCCAAACATCTGTAATACCGGCCTTTGTGACTGTGTTTGCGGTCACAGAATTTGTCAATGCTTTGATAAGAACCAACTCGGTTGGACTAGGAATATTTTTAATTTGTACTTCGTCGCCATTCGACAGAGTGATGATATCACCGTCAATAAGTTCTTGGTCGAACTTCGAACTTGTTCCTGTCAGAGTATTTGCTCCAGCAGTTCCGGATACAGTACCGGTGATTGTGATTGTTTCTGGTGAGAGTCTACGATAACATTCCATGACAACGTACTGACCGACTTTTGCATCTCTCTGCCAGTCAATGTCGAGATATAGTTTATTCATGTGTCTCTGGAATCTGAATTGTGGTGTTCCAGAGAAGAGAAGATTGAGTGTACGAATATGTTGCATCGTGATTTCGTATGACACATATGATACCGAGGTGAAATCATATAAATCGTGCAAGCGTAATTGATATCGAAGGTCGAACATGTTGATTGATGAATTTGAATCATCAAATGGCATGACACCTGTAACAAAGATTACTGGGTCTGGACAATAAATCCAACGACGGTCAATGTCTTCTTGTGTGAATTGGTGTTTCATAAAGATTTTTTCTGAACCATCATAGTGATAGTCATAGAAAAAACTTAATGTATCATCAATACGGTCATCAATTTGGTCATCGTCAACATTGATATCGATTACTGGCCATCCCAAACGGCGTAGGCAATAATCTCTTAATTCTGTTCTTGATGTAACGGCTGCCATTCTTTTTCCTGTATAATTGAACTATTTATGCAAACTAAAGGTATTGGGATTTGAGGGTCTGAACAACAACAGTTTAATTGATAACTTTAACGCACATTCTCTTTACAAAATTTATGGTACTGATGGCCAAACTATATTATTTGGAAACTCTTCTTGTTGTGGAACATCCAATAAGTCTTGTCGATATTTTCTCCACAAATCTTTTTCCGCCTCTGTTAATAATTCCCAACGAAAAATGTTAATTTTGTCAACATACTCAGCCAACAATCTGTTTCTTTTATCTCTGTAAAAGTTGCAGAGTTGTTCGTGTGATGCTACTATTTCTTGTTTATCCCATTCACCATTTGGCAATAACATCCATCCTATTTCGCCATCATTTCTTGGAGATTTTTTAAAGTGTGCGTGGTCTCTCCATTGTGATTCGTCTGTAAGGGATAGTTTGTTGATGCATCTATTTGTATTAACGTCTATAATGCAAATTGTAACCATTTTTTTATCCGCCCAAATATTCTACGATAACTATTTCACCCTCGGCTCCATCTCCACCAGCAACACCAGCAGTAGAGTTGGTGTTTACCGCACCAGAACCGCCTGCGCCTTGTGTTGTTGCATTTGATCCAGAGGTAGCTCCTGCGGTGGTTCTTGTTGGTCCATTCGCACCACCGCCCCAAAATGATGCACCACCATTTCCCCCTGCAACAGCTACTGTGGTAGCTCCAATTCCAAACATTCCATCCAATCCAACATGGTTTATATCACCACCAGTTGCAGTTCCACCACTTCCACCATTAAATGCGGATGATGTAGCTGCGAACGCGGATCCTGATCCTGTTCCACCTCCTCCGCCACCACCAGTAAGGATACCACCAGTCCCAGACGGAGTAAATGTTGAGGATCCTCCACTACCGCCACTACCGCCAGTAACAGTTCC